AATAATATGATGAATACAAAGGAATATGGGTGGTTATTTGGTGCAATGAAACCAAGACCAAAAAAATAATAATAAATTGATCAAATCACAATTAAAATGGGTAATATATTAATTAAACAAGCAAGAAGTAGTGGACCAGGTTCAACTTCAGTTATCAGATCAAAAGAAAAATTAAGTGGTAAATTAGATGGTAGAGCTTTGGCTAGAAATGTTGATGCTATAAAATGTTCACCAGAATCCGATGGAACCACAACATATGTCCAAAAAAAGGAATGGGATGAAAATGTAGAGAACTACAAATTCCCACCATATGTAGACTGTGAATACGTAAACTAAAAAAATATGGCAGATAGATTAACAATATATCAAAGGCTTAACAAAACCCTGGGTAACGAGGTTGATGGACCAAAGTATGTCATCGACCCAAGCTCGTTTGATGGGCTTAGTGGTGCCGAAATGGATCAGAAAAAATTAGAGGCGCAACAAACCTTATATTTACAGAACCAGTGGAAAAAAATCGATAATGAACTTTACCAAAAAGCTGTTTATTACGAACCAACAAGAATCGCATCGTATTATGATTACGAGGCTATGGAATATACACCAGAAATATCTGTTGCGTTGGATATATTCGCTGAAGAAGCTACAACAGCAAATGAAAATGGTAAAGTTTTGACAATCTACTCAGATAGTAGCAGAATTAAAAACGAATTAACCAATTTATTCGAAAACGTTTTAGATATAAACGCTAACCTAACATCTTGGGCAAGAAACGTATGTAAATACGGTGATAACTTTATTTATAACAAAGTTGTACCTGGCCAAGGTATTGTAGGTGTTACACAATTACCGAATATTGAGATGACAAGATCTGAACCTGGTTTTTCAAAAGTAACCAGTTTAGACGATCAACAAAAAGAAAAGAATATTAAATTTTTCTGGAAAGATAAAAACGTTGAGTTTAACTCATTCGAAATCTCCCACTTTAGGTTACTTGGTGACGACAGAAGATTACCATACGGTACATCAATGTTGGAAAAAGTTAGAAGAATTTGGAAACAGTTGTTGTTATCTGAAGATGCGATGTTAGTTTATCGTGTTACCAGAGCGCCAGAAAGACGTGTTTACAAAGTATTTGTTGGTAATATGGATGACAAAGATGTTGATGCTTACGTTGACAAGATTGCCAATAACTTCAAAAGAGTTAATATGGTTGATAAAAACAATGGTCAACAAGATACACGTTATAATGCATTAGCTGTCGACCAAGATTATTTTATCCCAGTTAGAGATCCACAATTAGCGATGCCTATTGAGACATTACCTGGTGCACAAAACCTTTCTGAGATCGCAGATATCGAATACATCCAAAAGAAAATGTTAGCCGCTCTGAGAGTCCCTAAAGCCTTTATCGGTTTTGAGGAAGCTACTGGTGACGGTAAAAACTTAGCTATTCTTGACGTTCGTTTTGCTAGAGCGGTACATAGAGTACAAAAAGCTCTTATCCAAGAATTAAATAAAATGGCGATCATCCACCTTTACACAAAAGGTTTTGAAGATGATTTAGAAAACTTCACCATAACATTAACTAGCCCATCTACCCAAGCTGAAATGCTTAAGATACAAAACTGGAAAGAAAAAATTCAGTTATATCGTGATGCTGTTTCTGACGCTGGTAATGGTTTCGGTGCTGTGTCTATGACATACGCTAAGAAAGAAATCTTAAATATGAGTGATGACGAGATTAAACTTGACATCCAAAGACAAGCTGTTGAAAAAGCTGGTGGTGAAGAACTTAAATCTTTAGGTGAAACTATTAAACAAACTGGTATATTCAGAGACATCTACAAGCTATATAAAATCGACCCTAATAATATGACTTTAGGGGCTGACGGTAGCGCACCTGCGGCAAGCATGGGCGGTGGCGGTGGTGGCGACATGGGCGGTGGCGAAACCGCTGGTGGAACCGACTTTACAACACCATTAGAAGTACCAGGAGCTGAAGGTGGAGCTGAGGGTGGAGCTGAGGGTGGAGCTGAGGGTGGCGCAGAAGCCGCTGGGGCTGAGGCCGAACCAGCTGCTGAACCAGCCGCACCAGAAGAACCATTAGCTGAGACAACTAGAAAAAAATTAGATGCTAAAAATAGATTAATAAATGAAAGCATCAAAAAAACAATCAAAGAGATTGACAGTTTATTAGAATAAGAGATATTTATAATTAAAACTAAAAAAATGTTTGGACAATTAAAAGAAAGTATTCTCTCTAATTTAGAGGAAACCTATAAAAATAACGGTGAAAAAGATTTTAAGCAATCTTTTGCTAAATACGTTAAAGTTTTAAAAGAAAATAACACATTAAGAGAATTTAATGAGGTTTATGATTTGTTAAACACAATGAAATTTAATGACGAATCAATCGCTAAAGAATTTGTTGAGGAATCAATTACACATTTAAAATCTTTTGACTTATCCGCTGTTGATAGTCTTAAAACGTTAACCGAAAACACTGTATCAATCAAAGGTACTGTTAATGAAAGTATTGATCAACTGGTGTTCAACAAAAAATTATCTTTAGTTGAAAAAGTTTCGCATAAAACCAACTTAATTAAACATTTAGTTAGAGAAGAAAAGTCCGCTGAATCTTTAAAAGAATCTATTGACAAAATTAACAATAGTTTAGCAGATAAAATTTCAAAATTGAATGAAGAACAGGTTAAAGTTTTAAATTTGTTTGCTGAAAACAATGAATCAGCTATCAATAACTATTACACAACTTTGATTGAAAGCGCTCAAGGTATGGTTGAAGAAACCATAAATAAAAGTGATGACATAATTGTTGTTAAAAAATTATTAGAAGTTAGAACAAAACTAAATGAGATGAAAAACGAAAAACCATCTCTAGAAACAATTGATAATATTATCGATCTTAAGAAAAGTTTCGAATAAAAAAAAAATCTTCATAAAAAAGTAAAGCCAGGGTAGCGAATCCTGGCTTTTTTTTGTCCCATAACTGGAACGGTCCTAAAACACCGCTTATAGCGGAATATCTTATTTAACTTCTTCGATTGGAGAAGCTTCTTCAGCTGCTGCTGTATCCGTTTTTGATTTTGCTATTGACACTTTATGGCCAGTATAGTTCTTATAACCAATTAGTGCCGCTCCGATCATTGTGAAAGCTACAGCTTGATTAATTACATCCATACTTTTATCGATAAACATTTTGTCGATCACCCCTAATAAGAAGGATAGACAACCAATCATTACGATTATAAAGCCTGATGTTGATGTTACAGATGTCTTCCCATCTGGATTTGATGTCATTTCACCGAATGACCATTTTTTGATGTTACCTATATTCATGATTAATGTGTTTAATAATAAATACTTGGAATTTGCTTTAACGAACTTTTTTTCTTATTATTATAATAGTAAATAATAAAATCAGCAAAAATATGAAAAAACAAAATGCAGTGCAAATTTGGAAAAGAAAAGAAACTCTTCACAGACGAGAGATTTCGAGTTAAATACGGTACTATTGATGCCGTAAAACTAAACGCAGTCTATATAAACATAGAATCTTGGGTACAACCGAGAGATATTGAAAACTATGAATCTTATATTAGATTAATGCGTAAACAAATAATAGTAAGGGTTAAAGAAAATATCGATAAAATAGCGTTTAACGAAAACTTCATTGTCGATTTAGATCTAAGAGCTTCTGGTATGTCAGAAGATAAAAAAAGTTTCATGTTCATTGAACTAACTGTATACCCTAAAGAAAAATTAAAGTTTAATTCCGCTTTAATGTTTAAAAAAATGAGGGAATTGTCTAATCTTATAATCGAATCCCTCGAACAAAATAAATTAAATTACTTTTCAAAAAAATCGAATGCGAGAACAAGACGACTTTGAGTACGAAGAAATGCCTCTAGAAGAAGGTGTTGCTATAATGAATGATCATTTGGAGCGAATCCTTCCTTCAATAGAATCATGGTATACAATCAATAATAATGATTTTTATTTTAATTTTAAAACAGTTGCTACCGTTGATTCTGGTTTATATAGTATGATCTATAACGAGGGTAACGGCTTCGGTATCTCAAAATTAAACTATAAAAGCGATGAGTTCTTTCATTTACCATCATTACCCCACAATCAGATCATAGAAGATCTTAAGAAATTTTGGGATAACATTGAAAGATTTAAAACTTACAATTTAACACCAAAAAGAGGTATCATATTATACGGTGACCCTGGGTGTGGTAAAACATCTCTAATACACTTGTTGGTTGATGAGTTAAAAAA